CTCCTTCTGCCTCGACAACGGTAGAGGGCACGGTAGAGGTCGCCACACAGGCCGAGGTGGATGCAGGGACCGACACACTCAGGTCCATTACACCAGAGACACTGGCTGCATGGTCTGGTTTGCCAACAGGTACAAACCCCAACCTGATCATCAACGGCGGCATGACTGTCAGCCAGCGTGGTACATCGTTTGCTGGCCCTGCTAATAGTGAATACACGTTGGATCGCTGGATTTACGCGCTCTCTGGTGCTGGCGTAGTGACGGTGACACAAGATGCAACAGGTATATTCGCTGCATGGGGTAGCGACTACGCTTTGAAGGTTGACGTAACAACAGCCGACGCAAGTATGGCTGCGGGAGATTTATATGCAGTCAGCCAAGTGATTGAAGCGCAGGACTTGCAGCATCTGGAATATGGAGCCGCAGGAGCGCAAGACGTTACACTGTCGTTCTTGTATCAATCACCTAAATCCGGCACTCACACAGGCGCACTACGACAGGACGATACAAGCCGTGTATACGCCTTTGAGTTTACTGTCACTTCTGCCAATACTCCAGAGAAGTTTGAAGTGACGATCCCCGGTGATGCGTCAGGTGTAATCAATAATGACACGGGACAAGGGCTGTATGTGGACTTTCCCCTAGCCCTTGGGTCTAGCCGTTACGCTACTGCTGGCTCATGGGGGGCGGGTCAACTATGGGGTGGAAGTAACCAACAGAACCTGATGGATAACACAGCCAACAACATCTACATCGGACAGGTCAAACTGGAAGTCGCATCAAGTGCCACAGCCTTTGAGCATGAGAGTTATGGGGATACTGTTCGCAAATGTGAACGGTATTATCAGCAGTACTTAAGTACAGGCTCGTTCCCCGGCGACAACGTAGCCTTAGAAATGTCGTTTTATTTAAGCGGCATCACATCTAGCGGAAGAACCATTGGGTTGCCTGTTCTATACGGCACACGTATGAGAGCAGCCGCAACTGTAACGACCTATGATCAAGTGGGTACAATAAACAAAGTTACGGTCCCTACGGGTCATGTATCCAGCACGATATACTATTCTAATGAGAAGGGTTTCAGGGTGGATGGCGTAGCAGGAACAGCGTCGTCAGCCAACATTGAGTTCTACTGGACAGCATCAGCGGAGTTATAAAATGAGAACCGTAAACAAGATAATTATTGATGGCAAACTTATCAGCTATCTTGAAGCTGACGTTGGTCAATTCCCGCCCAACAGTGAGCAAGAGGCTTTGCTACTGCAACAGATCGCAGATGGTACAGCAGAGCTTGGGCCTGACGATGATCGGACAATAGTACCAACAGTCGATGACTTACGCATCGCTGGCTACGGATCAATCGGTGATCAGCTTGATATGCAATACAAAGACGCTCTGAACGGTACGACGACTTGGGTTGATCATATCGCTGCGGTCAAAGCCGCTAACCCAAAATAACGGAGCGAACCTGTGCCAGTAAAACTGATCAATGAAGCGGCCCCTATCGTCAGAATGTTACTGGTGATGATCGTCGTTGCGTTCTCCGCTGGTGTCACCTACATGGTAATCACTGGCGATATTGGCGGACTGCAATCTGCTGTTGCGGCAGAGAAGAAAGTCACGACACAGTTGACCAAGGCGGTCAACCAGATCGCGGTGCGGCAAGCTGTGATCCAAACCAAGCTGGAAGCTGAACAGCAACGATCCAAAGAGTTCAGGCGGGATACGGCCAAGCAGTTGGATCGAATATTGAACGCGCTCAATAAGTAGTGTCTGATGGACCTGACCACGTTCGAAGGGTTGATCCCGATAGCTGTGGCCGTATTCAGTGTCGTTTCCGCGTGGTATGCGATGAAGTTAGCCGCAGCCAAAAACGCCGACGCCATCAAGGCGATCCACGAACGGCTGGAGAACTTGGCGAACCAGATCGGTGCGCTCTGGCGAAAGAAAGACGAGGCGGTCGAGACACAAATCGAAGTCAAGTATCTTCGCCGCGACGTAGACAAGATGATGGACCGGATACATAAGGACAAGTGATGTTTGAACTAGGCACGGCCAGCCTCGGGCACCTCTCAACAGCGAGTGTCCATATGCAAGTCGTAGTGAAGGCTGCGATCAAAGCATCGGCGATAGATTTTTCTTGTGTCGCAGGTCTTCGCGATGGCTTGACGCAAGATCGATTATTCGCTGATGGGAAGTCTAAGGCCCGAGCCGGGGAATCCCCGCACCAATTTGGGCTGGCAGTAGATCTGTATCCCTACCCTGTCGATTGGTCTGATGAGGGCCAGAAGGCTTTCCATTATCTGGGGGGATTGATCACTGCCACAGGAGCGGCACACGGGGTGCCAATAGTTTGGGGTGGAACATGGACATCGTTCCTTGACCTACCCCATTTTGAACACGCCGAATGGCGTCAACTGAAGGACAAGTAACATGGGTAATTTAATGGCTATCATCGCATCGATGCCTGAATGGCTGACGGCAATCACTGCATTGGTTACTGCCTGTGCCGGCATCGCTGCACTTACACCCACAAAGTCGGATGACAAGATCATTGGTATGATCCTGAACGTCATCAATGTTGTGGGCCTCAACTTTGGTAAAGCAAAGAACGCCGACGATGCTTAGCGGTATTAAACTCGTCAACCTGATCATGTCTGTAGTCGAGCTGGCTATGGGCATGTTCAGGGACGAGGGTTTGCGTAAAGATGGTGAAAACCGCGTCAGCGCGGCCAACGCTGGGCGCTTGATCAAAGCAAGGGACAAGGCCAATGACAAAGTCAAAAGTTTTGATGATGCTATTCTTGTTGCCCGTGGCGTCTTGTCAAAGCGTAACAATAAGTAGCTGTCCGTCGTTCCCCTGGCCCCCGACATCGGTCATTGACCATATGCAGGGGCAGAAGGAAACGGCGACAGGATATTGGTTCAAGGACGTTATCCGCCACGGCGTCGAATGTGATGAGTTAAACCAGTGAGCATCTGGCTCCTTGTCGCATCATGGTGCATCATTCAGCCGGTGGCGTACTGTATGCGAATGGAAATGCCAGACCTGACGATTTCACAATGCCAGAGCATGAAGCCCGTCGCTGCTACTATGGCGCAACAAATGAACGCGGCAAAGTTTGACGCCTATTGTGTTGTCGGCACCAGTTACCCTACATAAAGGTCCGGCCTACAGCCAATACATTTGCATGGCTCTGGCCATTTATCCAGTTCAAGTTTCTTTAGCCGTTCTTCCATAAGCTCAACCTTGCGCTCAATCTGTGCCAATCTGGTTTGTGTCTCGGGTACGTTTGCCATGTTTACGCCTCGCTGGTCTAAGTAGACACTTGATCAAGTGTGTCTATGATTTCGGCATACAGTTTTGCAATGGCGGCTTTGTATTTAGCCACTGCGTCTGCCTCTTGCGGGTAATCCTCAATAATTGTGATAAAACTTTCAGCAGCAACAAGCACAATCTCCAGCGCCTCTTTGTCTGGCACCAGTTTGCGAAGGCGGTTTACTTCATCGGTAAGATCAGTTAGGGAAGTCAAGGCTTCGTCATGCTTGTTGACTAAGTCAATTAGTATCTCAAAAGGGTCTTGACCGTAATTCACCTGATCCTGTCCAGTAACTCGGCAAAACTTTTCAATAAAACGATCATAGACATCGTTTGCTGTTTCGTCTTCATCGCCAATCACACTCATGTTTCTGTTCCTTCTGAGGGGGTGGATTTAAGGGACGAGCATTCCCGTTCTTTGATACGCCGTGGGTCATGCTCATCGCACCACCAACGACTACGTAACCTGTCGTTTGGAAAGCCTGTAACCCCACTCCAGCGGAGTTTGTTATTTGATGCTAGGCTACCTCTCGAATTAATACTTCCGCCGGAATTTCCCAGGCATCGTGAAGCTTGCGGATCATGGCCAAGCTGAGGCCACGCTTCTTATTGAGGATTTCAGAGACGCGGGTTTTGCCGATCAGGTTTTCCAGGTCGCGACGGCCGTAGCCTTGCTGGTCCATGCGGAACAGGATCGCTTCTAACGGGTCGGGTGTGTCTATCGGGAAGTGTTTGGTTTCGTAAGCATCCACGAGGGTCAGGAGAACATCGAGGGTTTGCCCATCTTTGGAACTGGACTTGGCACCCCAAAGTCTCTCGATTTGCTTCACAGCCGCTGCGTGGTCCTTGTCGGTTTTAATAACGGGTACGGTTACAGTTTTCATGGTTTATCGCCTTGAGTGTATAAATACGTGTTTATCGCTTAAGTCGTCGCTACGTCTATTCTGTCATACTCCTTGTGGGTTCCTACAAACCTGATTAAGACACCGTGCAGTTCATAATCTATTAAGGCGACGAGCCGATATTTGTTGCCGCCGATATTGAAAACGGTCCGTTCACCAACAATATCGGCGGCAACAAATATCGGCTCATCGCACCACCAACGACTGCGTGGGTCTTCCAGTTGTGTGGTTTCTCGACAACGTGGGTTCTGACAACTAGCTGGATAACTCATGTCGTGCCGCCTTCCGTGGATTTAAGGGACGGCGGCTCTGGTAGCGGCATCCAGTGGGTAGGCTTGTTGTTCCAACCCCATGACAGGAGACCTTTACCGATCGCATACATGAGACTACCAACCCAAACCCTTCCGGCATCATCGACCAAGAGCACTTTTTCACTTTCACCAATAACCGGATCGTCGCTGTATTCCAACGTCTCAATTGGTTGCCACAGTGCGGCCTCGTAGGCTGTGATGGCTACTGCCACAGCAGCACAAGCGTCAGGCGCGTGGCAGTCACGCATGGCCTCAACAGCAGCTTCCAGTGCTTTCTGGTCAATCATCATTCAATCTCCATAAAAAAGAACCGTCAGTATAGCTAGCGCCGTGTCCATACGGATCGCGAGTACACTGACGGTCAAGTACCGTCTGCACTAGACGATCACGCTTTCCTGTCGTAGCTGGGCTTGGACAGGTAATTGCTCCGGGCACGGGAGAAAACATCCGAGCCGACCTGGTAGCAGCGTTCGTAGTGGCCTTGGCAATATGAATATTTGACCACTGAAAGATCACAGCCAGAGCTATGCTGGCAGATCCTGTGCGGGGTTTCATCTGACGGGATCCCCCCCTCGGTCGGTCGTTCCTGATACTTTCCCATCACAGAACCGCGATGCCTTGGGCGCCCGGGACACGATAGATCCAGCCCTTGCGCTCGATCTCCCGCAGCTTGTCTCCGACCGATGTCTTCGAGTATCCAAATTCATCAGACATCTGGAGATATGTAGGGGTCCGGTTGCTGCCCCCGTCATACTCGACAATGAAGTCGAACAAGGCCCCCTGCTTCTGTGTCAGTGGAACCTTCACACGCACATGTCCGCACCGTTCGCACTTCATGCTGGCACCTTGACGCTGAATCGGCGCCCGACCGAGGCCTCGGTTGCCGGCGTGATCTTTTCAGGCTTGGCCTTGTAGTTCACCTCGGCCCACTTGATCCGGGTTCCATCGATCTCGACACCATCGCGACCGCCCATAATCAACTGCATCTCTAGCTTGGCACTCTCCTTGATGCCCTCGGACAGCTTAATGGCACCATTCGCGGCATCATATCGATCGGCTGCGGCGTGTAGTGTCTCGATTTCTTCCGCGGTAATGCCATCAGATGGCCCGTGGGAGAGGTCTATCATCACTTTGCCCCCATTGTGCCCGATCATCTTCGAGGCCTCTTCAGAGGTCTGTGGGGTGTACTGGGTGCCCTTGTCCATGTGATCCCAGAACTCATCGACCGAATCACGCAACTGCTTGATCATGCCCTCATCCCGCTCGATGACTGCGATGACCCATTCAGGATTAGACCTGGGCAACTCTGCGATGACGGCGATGTCGGCACCGCTGCACATCATCTGCGCCATTACCTGCCAGACCCTCTCAGGACGCGCTGGGCCCCCCTCAGAAGGGTATACAGGCAGTTTGCACTCCCATACTGCCCCGTCAGGGATCAGATGCTCTATGCCCTGCCAGTCGGTCAGGGTGACGGGTGTGGCGAACAGGCCATCGAGACTGGCGACCATGTTGCACTGTTCATCAGGGTATCCGATCTCGGGATGCGTGATCTCGCAGCCAAAGATGTCCTCGAACCACTGCCGGGATGCGTCTTCCCAGTAGTTGCCGGCCAGCATGTGACCATTCACGTTAAGGTTTTCTACACCATTAGCTGCGCCTCTGTGTCGGACCAGCAAGTCGTTCGGTGTGTCGTATGGTGAGGCGCCAACGAGAGCGCCGGAATCGGATGCCCCGGATTCGACGCCGGTAATAGAGAACTTGGCCATTGAGATCGGCTCCTATATGTTATGGTTGGATGATCAGACCGGCGAACAGGATGAGCCCCATCATGCCGGTGAAAATGGCGCACTCGCCAAGGATCTTGAGCCATCGGGAGCGCCTTTTTCCGATTAGCACTGGTTGGTTGACTAACACCAGATGTGGTGTCAGACCCCCCGATGACTTGGAATACACATTATGCCGCATACTCTTACTCCCCTTCAGGTTTTATAAGGTTTCCGGGCCTTTCACCCGGAT